GTCGTGTTCCTACATATTGATTTTCGTGGTAGTATGTATCCTGTTAAAGGGGAACGGAATGTCATAACTGTGTACAGTACATCCGGGTATCTATGAAAACGATACATTCCTTCGATCTATAGATTGGAGTGAAAGCAACATGCGTAATTCTTATTAAAGGTCTTTGATAAGTAATGATCGCAGCCTTATGAGGCAACACCGACCCTTGTTATAGTTAACATATACTGTTTAGGAAGGACCAGTCTAACTGGGACGAGACAAGGGAGCCGGAAGTTCATGAAAACGCTTAGATTTAACCTTATGCAGTCCCTTGATTGTCTGAAGAATTGAACCGGGTGAAACATGTTGTGAGTAAAGCAGTTTGTGTGGGGAAGATCTGCTGAAATAAAACTTTGAGGTCATGGGAAGGCATGGAAGTTAATGCCAAAATATTGAGCCCATTATGGATCGAATACAGATTAGCGGGGCTTCAATTGTCGGAGGAAATGGGGAGGAGGAGAGATTTGCTGAGTTGGCCAATCCCAGAAATGATAGAAGGCTTTCTGGAAACATGATTGTTCTGATAAGCGATGAGAATCCAAATCCCGCAATATATGGCGACATTCTCTCAATTAAAGCTGAGTTTCACATTCGCATGGGTGAATCTCAGCCGACAAAATTTTGTCTTTGGACCTGTTTGACCAGGTTTCTTTACCATAGCATAGGAAATGAAGAATTAGCTAAACGAATTTCCATTGTTAGAGAAGGGGACGATATGATTGTCGGATTAAATGGTACTCACGGCGAATATACATGTGAGGATGATATGAGTGCCATTGTGACTATAAAGTATGGGCCAGGATGCATGGACATACAAAATGTGCATTTAGCTAACATTAAGTTGATTTTAGCTCAATTTCCACATTTAAGAGTTGCTTCCACATCTCGCATCTCCGCAGTCACCGGAGATAGGGTGAGATATATTTGGGTGGGCAGAGACATGGGAAAACATAGTGGTCTAGAAACATTAGCGGACAGTATCATTATTGAATTCTTTGATCTTTGTCGATATATTGCAAGCAGGGTTGTGCGAGCAATAACATCTACAGGTTCTATGTATAATAAATATTTTAAAACTTCGATTAGTAAATTTGAGTTTAATACCTGGATAGATGTTGAAAACCTAAAGAATTGTAACCCGACTTTAGAGGTTACTGAAGTGTTGGAGGAAGGAAGTGTTCCATCCGAATACATGGGAAGTACTCTAAATGGTACCCATGGTGAATATACCATGGAAGATGATCATGATGTTGATGGTCATTTGGAGAGAGAAGAGACGATTTCTTTCATCCATAAAGAACTAGGCGACGTATCAGTCTGGTTCAAGCCTTCGACCTTTGTTGCTTGGCATCTACTTAATAGTGGAATCGCACCAGTTTTTGAAGAGACTGCACGTACTTTAACACCGGAGTTGAGTATGTTAATGACTTTTCATGAATTGGATTGCCGTTTCACTAGAGATTGGAAAGATGGCATCATTGGGGCTTTCTTTCATTTTGGACTTATGTATTTTATGGTATTTAGTTTGTCTAATCTGATGGGGAGAATAATTTTTCATTCATTGTGGAATATTGCATGTTTTTATGTTTTTAAATTTCGAATGGTCTCACAATTAAACGGTTCACATGGTGAGGTCACTAATGAAGACGACATGAGTCAATTGGGCGGTTCAGGAGGAAACAAACCTGCTCCGCAGAAGAAACAATGGAAGAAAAAGGGAGGACACTCCAATAATATCAACAATATGCTCGCTGGTCAATTGCAAGATCAGATGGGACATGTTGACGCGTTAAAAGAAAAAGTCAAAGCGATGGAGTATAATATCAAGGCTCAGGAGGAATACGTAGAGGTGGAACCTACGTTACCCGAAGATTGGGACTTTGACTTCAATAAAAGAAAGGAATATTATTGGAATGTTAGGATTGATTCTAGATTTGCGGAGATCCTTTTCTTTCTTTTAAAAATTATGCTATGCATATATTGTATTACTTACAGCTGGCATTTTCAAGATCTTTCACAAGAATGCGATTACTTTTGGCATGATTTAGCCATCACAGATGATCCTCTTTGTATTCGTATTTCCTGGTTGAATTTAGTTTCACGCTCTATAATTGCACAAGGTTATGGAGCTAATGTCTTATTGTTCCTTGTGTTTACTATTTTTTGCTGCTCTATTACTAGACGACATTCTTACAAATATTGTGATTCTGTAAGTTTGTTAGGATATTGTCCAGCAGAGGAACATGATGACCTCCGTGCAGATTCACATTCGCATGGGGACTTGAAACATACAAAACCTCGATATTGTGAAATCGAAGTCATTCGAAAAATCCGGAAAGACAGATGGTGGCTAAGGTGGTTACCCTGCTTTGGCACATTTGGATTTTCCTCCCGAATCAAATCTCACTCTCGACTGTTAAAGTGTTCGGTCGAAGTGATTGCTCAACTTTCTGTCACTAAAAATGTTGATATTTGGTCCAAGATGGACGACAATCTTGCAAGGATAAGACGGCACAAAAACGCACTAGCAGGATGCAACATTGACAGATTCAAGAACATGCACAATCAAGACGTCATAGGGAATTGTGCACTGATTGCTTATTACTGGGCTCAGCATTTACGCGAGTCTAGTAAACACTTTATGTCTATAAACCCTATGTAGGCAGCTCTGTTGAGAGAGTGGCCGATACTACTGTAGTTGCTTTTGGCTACAGATCGGATGAGATAAGGAAATTATCTCTAACACCTCTGTGTGATCAGAGTGTGGTTGCTAAAATTAGATGGAAACCTGGCGTATGTAGTCGTCAACCAGTCGCTAGGTCTCTTGGTTGTCATCTAATTGGAGCATGTAGACCACACCCTGATCCGGGATGTCCACTTACTCTCAAAGACGCTGCCGAACAAAGGATGGGGAAGAAAATGCCGCAGGTGCCCCGTCGACGTGCTATGCTGCGACGCCTCAAGCGTATTACCTTGGGATGGATCAAAAAGAGGGGTTTGAAACCCATCAAATTTGATGCTGACGGTTCAATTGAAACCTGGCTGTCCAAAACTAACTACCCTGAATGGCGGAAAGCTGAACTCAGGAAGGAACATGAGGAGCTCGTTGATGTTTAGGTCGTAATGACAAAGGAGTTTTACTTCACTTCATTGTCAAATTGTTCATGAAAGATGAACATTACGATGAATATAAACATGCACGAGGAATCTATGCTCGGGAGGATAATGCAAAGTTATATTTTGGACCGTGGTTCAAAATGATGGAACACGAATTGTATAAGGTAGATGATAATGGAGATCCTATAAATCCAGAATTCATTAAACATGTGCCTGTTGCGAAACGCGCAGGTTACATATTCAAAAGACTCTTCTCAGAAGGAGCCTGCTATATACAAACCGATTATTCATCATTTGAAGCTCACTTTGATAAATTTATGCAACAAGCGGTGGAATTTGTGCTATACGATTTCATGTTGCAATATGTCCCTGGCGGAAAAGAAGTACTTTCTATTATGAAAGAAGTTCTATCCGGTAAGAATATCGTTAAGAATAAATTTATCAGTGCCATTATTTATGCCCATCGCATGTCTGGAGAGATGTGCACTAGTTTGGGTAATGGATTTTCGAACCTAATGTTTATGAATTATGTTACAGTACATTTAAGTAAGCGTTATGGCAAGAAGATTGAGTTACGGGGAGTAGTTGAAGGTGATGATGGGCTATTCGCGTTTTTTGGAATAGCCCCTATGACTCACCATTTCGATGAAATGGGATTGATTATTAAGTTAGTAAAATTTGATGAATTATCAAAAGCTGGATTTTGTGGCCAGTTGTTTGATATCGAGGATTTGCAAATCATAACGGACCCGTATAGGGCCGTTGCTAGTCTAGGATGGACTACCTCTAGATATACTTATTCTAAAAATCGTAAACTGATGATGTTGCTCCGATGCAAAGCTCTCAGTCTCGCACACCAATATCCAGGTTGCCCAATAATTGGCGCTTTAGCTCAATATGCACTTCGTGTAACGAAGAGTATTGATGTGAAAGGCTTTATTGAGCGACGTAGTGATTTAAATTTATATGAATACGAGAAGTTGAAAGAAGCCATTGGTGACAAGTCTGCCCGATTATATGTTGAGCCTGGCGTGCAGACCAGATTACTATTTTCAGAATTATATGGTATATCTCTAGAAGATCAGAGAACTATAGAAAATTACTTTGACAATCTAGACCATCTACAACCTTTGGATGTGCCAATCATGAGAGACGAGTTCAAAATCGATTGGATCCATTATTATGATAATTACTGCCTTAACTTAGATATTAAGATCTTGGAGCAGGGAAATTATCATTTGGATGTTGGTAGATATCGGCGAAAGAAAATAATCCCTAAATAACCAAGGGGGCCCCTCTTTCGTCGCGCTGAGGCAAA